CAAAAAAGAGATAGTAATTACAATTGGTTTTTAAAAAACAAAGAAAAAGCCCAGCAAAGTGTTCGCAATCACAGAATTAACAATTTGCCTTATTATCGTTTTAAAAGAGCTGCTAGAAGAGCACAGATTGCAAACGCAACTCCAAAATGGGCAGATTTGGAAAAGATCAAAGAGATTTATAAAAATTGCCCTGTTGGATATCATGTTGATCACATCATTCCATTAACTAACGATCTAGTGTGTGGCTTACATGTTCCTGATAATTTGCAATACTTACCAGCTTCAGAGAATTTGAAAAAGGGAAATAAAATTTTATGAGGGGATTGTCGTTAAAAGCTTTTGAGGCTATTGAGAGGATGATTAAGAATCGCTTTGATTCTATTTCTATGAAATTTCTAGGTATGGTTCCAAAACCCTCTAGAAGTAAGCAAATCACCTTCAGCACTTCAAACGAAGACAATATGATTGGTTTGTTCTTAAAGGCATTGGGTAGTCAAAACCCTAATGAGCTAGAGGAACAAACCCTAAAGACTATGCTACGTGTAACCGGTGGTTATATGGATGGCTTGCGTGATCGTACAGCCGCTCGAATCATGCATGATATCGATAGTTATGTACAAACTCAAAGTCTTAAAAAAGAAGTGCCATCTTCCAAACAGATTGAAAAAATCATTAATAAAGAAATGTCAAAAGCTGGAAACAATTTAAAACTTATCGTGAATAGTGAATCAAACAAAGCTGCCAACACAGGCACAGCTTTACAGATCTCTAAACTCGCTGAGCAAAAGGGTATTGACGACCCTACAGTTTTCTTTGTTGTGACCGTGGACGATGTGACAGGACCTGAAGAGTTCGTTCTTCACTTACTGCCAGATCGAAAAACACCACGTGTTTGGAAGCTATCGGAACTGGGTGCTGAATACCATAAGGTAGGCGACCCAAATCCAAAACTACCTGGCTTACATCCAAATTGTCGTTGCAAATTGACCTACCTTGCAA